AGAAAGCAATACAGCCTATCGAGTACATTATGGCGAATGATTTGGATTTCTGTGAGGGTAACGTGGTGAAGTACATTACTCGCTGGAGAGATAAGGGCGGGGTTGAGTCACTTAGGAAGATTAAGCACTACGTTGATTTCTTGATTGAACGGGAGGTGAAGGATGGACAAACCATCGTATAAGTTTACCTGCTACCCTTACGAGTGCAGCATGAATAGCTCACCCAACGTTCTGATTGAGCATACCATTACGTCTAAGGATGTCACCAGAACAGATATGCTTGTACTGTTTCAACATTTCTTAAAGGCGTGCGGATATAACTTCGACCCTAATGAGGTTATTGACGTAATCGAGGTCGAGTAGTTTAAAAGATACAGTTTTTGCGGTGTATAACTGCGCATATAAAACAATATATAAACCGAGGGACATCATGGCAATACGACGAGACGCAGCAGACAAGTGGTTTAGCGATGTAATAAGGCTAAAAGCTGGCTACCAATGTGAACACTGCGGCAAGCAGGACGGAAGGATGGAGTGTGCCCACATATGGGGAAGGGCAGCAAAGTCGGTTAGATGGTCAATGGACAATGCTTGTTGCCTATGCCACTACTGCCACCTCAAGTTTACCGGCAATCCTTTAGACTTTACGCATTGGCTGATGGACTATTACGGGCCTGCTAAGTTGGAGATACTGAGGGAAAAGTGGAACGTCCTGATGCCGACCACTAAGAAGCTCAGGGCTGAGATCGCCAAACATTACCGAGAAGAGCATAAGAAGATGACCGCTGATGAGACCTATGAACCGGTCTCTTATAATTAATTTCATTTATTTGTAAAAAAAGGCTTTACATTGTCAAGATAAAGCCCCACAGTATCACCTCATTCAACGAAACGGGATTTACACCATGTCAGAAGCTAGAATGTATGAAACTAAAATGCAAAAAGTCAGAGTTTCTTTTGCTGTAGAAGTTGATGCAAATATGATTAAGGAATACATCAAGGATTTAGGCACTAATGAAACTGTAAGTCAGTTTATTAAAAGTCATATGCAAGCATCTGCAATTGGCGCTCTGGAAGAAAGCCTTTTAAATAACGGTTACGGCTACAACACAGTGGAGGCGCTATAATGAACAAGCATTCACTTAGTTACAGCCAGATTAATCAAATCGACCAAGCTGCCGAAGTTAAACAAGAAAACCGCATTGGCATTATCGCGTCAATTGTACTGTTTGCTATGTACTGCTTAGTGTCAACGATGGACTATAACGACTGCTTAAAGGGGGTTTGCTAATGACTATCGCAACCTTTCGAGAGTTTGTAAGTGACGGCATCATTCCGTTTATTGATCAGGGTGGAATGCACTTTGAAGGCGACATAATCGACCTCAGTGATAACCTGAAAGATGAGATGTGCTACGGCTGGCTCAAGTCAATGAAGTCTTGGTATGACGACATCCTGCCGCCGGTTATTACTGATCAGGATGCGTTTCTTGATGCCATATATGCCCAGCCTGCAACCGCTGCAATGACTGAATACCGCAACGACATCTACCTGTACTTAGAGCCAACGCTGGCCGAGATACTTGCGGAGATGTGGGCTGAACATACTGGGGAGTATGCAGAGCCATTTGCAGGGTATGGGAGGGGCGAATAATGTACGCTATTGTCCACGGTATTTTAGTTGTAGGGTTTTGCGCGTTACTTTATGGGGCTGCTTTGATCGTTATCGATAAGCAGGAAGAATACGAAAGGAGACAGAACAATGAAAAGTGATGTCCAAAAAATGATTCAGGATATTAACAAATTCGCTGATAGCAAACTTAATGAAACAAATGGCATGAAGCACAGAGCGGTTAAAGTGGCATTCCAATTAACAATCCTTGCTGCGCTGATGTTTTTTGTAGGGGCTGAGATTAACCTGTATATAAATTAGATCGAGGGTTCCCCTACCCTTTGAAGCTGGCGTGGCTCACCAGTGATCGAGAACGAGCCATTTTCATTAGTCATAGGGGGCTTTATGTACAAAGAAAAATGCAATATCTGTTACGGAACGGGGAAAAGGTCAAAGATTACTTCAGTTAAGTGGATGGATGCTCACACTTACCGAGATTGCACCAGATGCAATACGACAGGATTTGTTGAATACAAGCATCCACCAGAGGTTAGAAACTACTGGAAAATGGTTCAAAGAAAGCGGGCTGCTGAGGAGAGAAAGAAATATCGCATTCCTGAAAAGCCTGAGAAAGAATATGATCCATACGATTACGATATATCATAAATGGTATATTCTGGATGAATAACCTGCATTATCGATCATAAGCAATATCCTTTATACTGCCGCCTTAATTAAACGCGAGGTGTAAAGTGGTACTGTATGGGATAGTTATAACGATTGTTGGGTTGCTGGCAATTGCAAAGGAAGACTTAAACTAGCCCCTTAACTGGGGCTTTTTATTGGCGCGTGAATATGTGTGCAACTGACACTTTTACGCGCAAAGTTCTGTTTATGGTACAATGTAAAGATAAATGATAAGCTATTGCAGCCATTAGCAGAAATGCGGGAGGCAGACATGAAACAGTTACAAATTAGCCAGCGTATACTCGATTGCGAAGAGAACGGCTGGTTTGACTTATTGTCCAAGATTGACAGCATTACTCAAAACATTATTGAATGCCCATCGGCGACATTCCAAATCAAGGCGGCGCTTATCCTTTGGTGTGACTCAGTAGATATGAGATCAAGCGCTTTACCACCAGACGAAGATAGCGTTATGCTGCAACATCCATCAATGAATCATAAAGAGACTTTTGGCGCAGAGGCATAATGACAGGACGACCTAAGTGGATACCTGACGAGGCTATATGCGAGCAAGCTGGCGAAATGGCTTCTAGGGGTCTTACTATCTCACAAATAGCAGATTGCCTTGGTGTTTCAGACGCTACAGTGTACGACAGACAGAACGAATACCCTGAGTTTCTGGAGGCTATAAAAAGAGGCCGAAGCTCTGGTATTCATAAGATAACAAATCAACTGTTTGATAAAGCTATGTCCGGTGACAATACGGCCATTATTTTTTATCTAAAGAATAGGGATCGAGAAAGCTGGGGTGACAAGCACATCGAGCCAGTTCAAGAGATACCGCAAATCAATATCATGGTAGATCCGCGTGCAATTAACCCTACCGCAGAGTGAGATATTCCTTTGCGCTAGCCGCTTTGTTTCAGTGGTCGCTGGTAGACGATTTGGCAAGACCTTTCTGTCTACTGGGAAGATACTTGAGCAGGCAGTTAAGTCGCCGAATAGAAATGTCTGGTACGTTGCACCAACCTACGGGGCAGCCAAGGAGATTGCATGGGATATGCTGATCGCCACAATACCCCCAGAATACGTTTCTAAGACAAACGAGACCAGCCTAACCCTACGCCTTATCAACGGCTCTGTAATCGCCTTAAAAGGCGCTGAGAAGCCAAATAACCTGCGTGGGCGATCACTCGATTACGTTGTGATGGATGAGTTCGCTGATATGCGCCCAGAGGCATGGTATGAGGTGCTGAGACCCGCATTATCTGACAGAAACGGCGGTGGTATGTTTATTGGGACGCCAAAGGGAAGGAATCACTTCTATGACATCTGGGGCAAAGGTATCGATGGGGATGATAATTGGGCGAGCTTTCAGTACACAACTTTGCAGGGCGGCAACGTATCTCAAGAAGAGATAGCAGCGGCAAGACAAGACTTAGATGAGCGCACATTCCAGCAAGAGTATGAGGCTGCGTTTGTCAACTACAGCGGCATCATTTATTATGGCTTTAGCCGTGAGCATTCGGTTGTTAAGATTGAAGACAGTGGCAGCACTTTGCATATCGGTTTAGATTTCAATATCGACCCGATGAGTGCCGTTGTTTGTTTGCGTCATGGCAATACGCTGCTGGCGATTGACGAAATAGTAATGTACGGCAGCAACACTGATGAAATGGTTGCAGAGATTAAGTCAAGATACGGCGACCGACCTGCTATCATATACCCCGATCCAGCCTCAAGGCAGCGCAAGACTAGCGCAGGAGGCAGGACAGATTTGAGCATCTTGCAGAACGCAGGGTTTGCTGTTAAATCAAAAAACAGTCACGCACTGGTCAGGGACAGGATAAACGCGGTAAATAGTCGATTACGATCTAGCAGTGGTGATCGCTATTTGTTTATAGACCCAAAATGCAAGCACACGATTAAGAGCCTTGAGCGTCAGACTTACAAAGAAGGGACGAGCCAGCCTAACAAAGATGGCTTTGACCACATGAACGATGCTTTGGGTTACTTGGTCGAATACCTGTTCCCAGTGCGGACAGATTACAAGATTGAACAGCCGACAAGGTGGAGTTAATGAGAAGCACAGACATCGAATACACGCACCCAGAATACGACAA